AAGTGAACTATGCCTCCGCCACCCCAGCAGTGGTCTGGACTCGCAATGCCGATGGCACTGACACAGTGCAATTCCGTAACGAGTGTGGTGACGGCGCACACAATGGCAGGTACTCGTTCCTTGCGCGGTGTACGCCTACGAGCATGAGATTCATTGTGGATAGCGGCAAGCAGTACATACATTATGACGGGAGCCGCTACTACCTACCCAAGGGTGTTGATAAGCCCGTAGCGTTTACCAACGGTAAACAGAATTCAGTCGCAGGGCACCGACACAACGGGGCATGGGCATGGGGGTTGACGACCGATCCGCACCCTGTACCCGTCATACGAGTACGTGTTAACAAGGAAGCCAAGGCACCGTACAAGAAAGCTATCGACGAGTACTTGCACTGGGCGTGGACTATGACCCCGATACTTGAGGGCACTATGGACTGGGACTCAAACCGCGAGGCAACGCGGGGCGCTAGTGCAGTCAAGGGTTACACGTTTAGAGACATGCTAATGGACGATCAACACGAGCAACGTACCACTATGGTACACGCGTTCCTGTGTGAGTTAGCAGATAGCATGGGTAACAGATACTGGTCTGGGTTTTCTGACAAAAACGTCAGCCTGACAAGTGACCCTAAGAAGTTCCGCACCAAGTTCAACGCGTGGATCAACTACTATGGCGAGTTCAATGAGTCGTTTGAAGAATACAGAGAGGTGAAATAACATGGCTGAATCACATTATTCGTACAACGAGGAGGGGAAGTACTGTTTATATACAGTTGCTGACGTACAGAAGATTGCCCTGCCTTCACCCGTAGGTAACGCGACAAACCGTTACGAGTTGAATTGGTTTATCAATGAGATAAAGAAAGCCTTCAGAGGTTGTGAGGTACGCCCTGACAACGAGGACAATAGTCGAGACATGGTGTATCACGTTTACTACCCCGAGGACGAATACACTATGGGTTGGATAGACGTGGGGTTCTGTCATACCAACGAGAAGATGGTGTACCGTGTGTACAGTAGAGACATAACCAATAACAAGCACAGCAACTACTCTTCGGAGTTTCGCACAAAGATCACTGCCCTACAGGGACAGGCCAAGCAGAACGCAAAGAAGTACTTGCGCAGATGTACGCACAGCGAGGTAGTGCTTGCCAGCAGGACTAAGTGTAGGAGTGCATTAATGCACGCGGTAGATGATACTGAAACTAAGCATGGCACTGCGTGGACGCAACTGCTCGGTGCGAGGTGGGACAAGACAAATGAAGACAGGTGTACTCCAATACTCAATGAGATGTACATGCTGTTGGACTCTGGACATGAGTTCATGGATAAGACTGTGCCAGATAACCTAACGTCTCTACGTGTGGCCAAGGAGGTGAAAGATCAATCCAAGGCTGACGCAGAGATGCCTATGTATGCTGTACGAGTATACGAGAGGTTAGGCAAGCAAGCGTTCGATGTGTGTCCCGTGGGGGATATGCACAATATGGAGAGGACTAGGCTGTTGGAGTTTGATACTTACTACGGTGACTTACCCGATGGCGTGTTGGGTAAGCTGTCTACTCTGTCTATATGTGGGGTGGGAGACTACATACCGCAGGTTGGGTATCGCCACAGTGAGGCTCTGTTCTATGTCACACAGTGATACAATATGGGACGATCCGACAGAGATGCCTAACGCTTACCGCGTTTCTACGCTGGGATACACTAACAGTATCGAGGTAACGTGTTTAGGTATGAATTGTGTTGACTCGGAGTGTGAGGGGTTATATGATCTGGATGAAGATGTACCGGAGTGGCTTGAAGAAAGGCTCTCGGTGCTGATGATGTGTGACCCTACACCGCCCACCGAACCTGTAGAGGGTATTGGTAGGCGTATCGACGAGCACACGTTTTGGGTATTTAAATAACAGAGGGACTGATACCAGTTCTCGACGAAAAGGAGAGGGTTATGGCGATGACGCCAGAAGGGAAGGTTAAGAAGAAGATCGTTGAGCAACTGAAAGCGTTAGGGTGCTACTACTTTTTCCCTGCTACTGGGGGATACGGTAAGAGCGGAGTGCCTGACATAGTAGGTTGCTACAACGGAAAGTTCTTTGGGATCGAATGTAAAGCGGGTAAGAACACACCAACAGCTTTACAGGAGAAGAATCTCAGAGAGATAAGCGAAGCGTACGGAATCGCGTACGTAGTTAATGAAGACAACATGAACGATATTAAACAAATCCTCGGAGGATAGTATGAGTATTAATGACGCAACACCAGCCGATTGGGATAGGCTACGTGGACTCGGCCCTGCCCTAGAAAAGACTGGGCTAGAGCATTGGGGCACGGCTATAGCCGACACGTCCGATGATATGGTCAACCACCCCAATCACTATACCTATGGCAATATCGAATGTATTGAGGGCATAGAAGCAAGCATGACTGCCGAAGCATTCCAAGGGTACTGCAAGGGTGCCTGTCTGAAATACCTTTGGAGGTACGAGCGGAAGGGCAAGCCGTTAGAGGACTTGCAGAAAGCGCAGTGGTACCTAAACAAGTTAATAGAGGTTATGGACTATGAGTAAGGGTAGCCGTCAGCGCCCTACAGCCGCTACGTTCAGGGATAACTGGGATAAGGTGTTTGGGGATAAGGAAGCCCCCAAGCATATCACCGAAGCCGAACACAAGGCAGACATGGAAGTAGTGGACATAGAGGAGGATGAAGATGGACTTGATAACGGTTGACTTTGAAACGTATTATGACAAGGACTTCTCTCTCCGTAAGATGACAACAGAAGCCTACATACGTGATCCTCGTTTTGAGGTAGTGGGTGTAGGTGTAAAGGTAAATAACAATGCTACAGAATGGGCTAGTGGTACGCACGAAGAACTTAAAGAATACTTACATACATTCGATTGGGGTTCATCTGTACTACTATGTCATAACACTTTGTTTGATGGCGCTATTCTTAGTTGGTTATTTGACGTTCATCCTCGCGTTCTTACTGACACCCTTTGTATTGCTCGTGCTCTTCACGGTGTTGAAGTTGGCGGCTCTCTCCATGCGCTTACGCAGAGATACGGCCTCGGCGCTAAAGGGACGGAAGTACTAGATGCTATAGGTAAGCGTAGACTGGACTTCACTGATGCGGAGTTAGACAAGTACGGCGACTACTGCATCAATGACGTGGAGTTAACCTATAAGCTGTTTAATGTTATGGGCAGAGGGTTCCCCAAGGGGGAGTTACGCCTTATAGACTGTACGCTACGCATGTTCGTGGAGCCTGTACTGGAGTTGGACTTAGGACTACTTGAGCAACACTTGGAAGACACCAAGCAGATAAAGGAAGACTTGATAACGTCTTCTGGTGTTACAAAGAAAGAACTTATGAGTAATCCTAAGTTTGCCGAATTGCTTGAGGGGCTAGGTGTCATACCCCCTACAAAGATAAGTCTTACCACTAACAAAGAGACGTTCGCGTTCGCTAAGAATGACGAGCAGTTCAAGGCATTGGAGAACCACTCTGACCCTAGAGTGCAAGCACTCGTAACTGCTAGGCTAGGCACCAAGAGTACGCTTGAGGAATCACGTACTGAGAGGTTTATAGGTATAGCTAAACGCGGACTTCTCCCGGTACCTGTAAGATACTACGCGGCACACACTGGTAGGTGGGGTGGCGATGACAAGATCAACATCCAGAATCTACCTAGCCGTGGTGTGAATGGTAAGAAGTTAAAGAACAGTATGCTTGCCCCCGAAGGGTACATGATGGTTGACTGTGACTCGTCGCAGATCGAAGCGCGTGTACTGGCGTGGCTTGCAGGGCAAGATGATTTAGTCCAAGCGTTTACCGATAAGGAAGACGTGTATATAAAGATGGCGTCTAAGATATACAACATACCAGAAGAAGCGGTCACGAAAGACCAACGCTTTGTAGGTAAGACTACTATCTTGGGCGCAGGATATGGCATGGGTGCGGTACGCTTTGCAGACCAGCTACAGTCGTTTGGTACCCACATGGACGTAGAGGAAGCACGTAGGGTAATCCGAATCTACCGAGACGCTAACTGGAAGATAAACACGTTATGGCGTGACTGTCAGAACATGCTGGTTGAGATGTCGCGTGGTAACTCGGGTAGCCTCGGCCCCAATGGGATAGTTAAGTACGGGGCTGACGGGCGTAATGGTTGGATACTACTACCGTCTGGACTCAAGATGCGGTATGACGACTTACAGTACGAGCAGGGTGAGCGTGGGCCGGAGTTTAAGTATAAGACTCGGCGCGGGTACACTAGGATATATGGCGGTAAGGTCACAGAGAATATATGCCAAGCGATAGCTAGATGTATCATTGGCGATCAGATGTTAGCGATTGCTAAAAGGTATAAGGTCGCTTTGACTGTACATGATTCCGTGGTATGTTGTGTACCAGAGGATGAACTTAAAGAAGCTACACGTTACATTGAAGAGTGTATGAGTAGCACCGCACCTTGGGCGGAAGGCTTGCCTATCACGTGCGAATCAGATAATGGTAAATCATACGGAGAAGCGGCAGGATGAGTGATATAGAAAAAGCAATGAAAGAAGCCCACGCGTTCGCGGACAGGGAACTAAAGAAAGCACGTAGCAACGTGTCTGAACTACGCACTAAAGTTGTAGAGTACGCCCTTGGTACTGTAGAAATTAGTAGGGTACATGCGGTAGGTGTTGCATTTGTGTTGATTATACTAGGAGCATGGTTTGGGTAACGTAACAGATATTAACGAGTTTAAGCGTGCCAAAGAAGTAACCTCTAATTTCCCCGAAACTGACGGAGATTACCTGACTATAATAGTAGGAGAAACAAAAGAGGGGGAAGAGATAATACTTATAGAGCAGTGCGAGATGGAAGGTACTGTGGAGCACAAGAATACTATATGTATGGATAAGGATATGTTGCACACGTTGATAGCTGAGTTAGTAGTGGCCGCAGGTATTATAGAGGGTAAAGAATCGGAATGAGTATAACCCCGTGGTCGTTCTCAAAGATTAAGTCGTTCGAGCAGTGCCCTAAGAAGTTCTACCACCTCAAGGTGGCAAAGGACTACAGGGAGCCAGAGACAGAGGCCATGCTATATGGCACTGCCGTACACCTTGCCGCAGAGGAATACATTAGGGATGGCACTCCGCTACCCGAAAAGTACAACTACTGTAAAGACGTACTTGATGTACTGAATGGCATAGAAGGTGAGAAGCTGTGCGAGTTGGAGATGGGGCTTACTGAGAACCTAGAGCCGTGCGGGTTCCGAGATGACAACGTGTGGTGGCGTGGTATTGCCGATTTAGTTATCCTAAACAAACGCACCAAAACAGCTTATGTGGTAGACTACAAGACAAGTAAAAATACTAGGTACGCTGATAAAGGCCAGTTAGAACTGATGGCTATGAGCATGTTCAAGATGTACCCCAAGCTAGAGAAAGTGAAGGGCGGCCTATTATTTGTAGTGTGTGGTGAGTTAATAAAGGAAGACTACTCCAAGCCGGATGAGCCTAGGCTATGGGAGAAGTGGTTATCAGACTACAGCCGCATGGAACAAGCATTTGAAAATGATGTGTGGAATGCCCACCAAAGTGGATTATGTCGTAGGCACTGTATTGTTACCGAGTGCGTACACAATGGGAGAAACTAATGCGTAAGAAAAGAAAGAAGCAGGTCAATGCCCCTGTCGGCAGTAAAGCGTTCGAGGCTAGGATGGAGCGACAGCGTGCCAGACGCAAGATGGACAGAGAAGGTAAAGACGCCAACGGTAACGGCAAGGCTGACAAGCGTGAAGGTAAAGACGTTAGTCACAAGAAGGCACTGAGCAAAGGTGGCACTAATAAGGACGGTGTTACAGTAGAGGATCGCTCAAAGAACCGTAGCCGCAACTATAAAAAGAAAGGCAGTAGAAAGCCTAAGTAAAGAACTCCCTATTGGTATGGGTTGACGCGTGCTTGATGCGTCGTTAAATGATGTTGTGTCCTTTCCTTGGGACACCTATTGCGCCTCCGTGGTAGGTACGCGACATAAAATCGAGTAGTCCGAAGGGGGCGCGTTTGGGATGTTTGCCGCGCTCCGATCATAAGTAGACCTAGCCCTATCTATGGACGAAGCAGGGCCATTAAACTTTTTCGCGTGACGTGGACACCCACTTCATGCTATTTCGTATCGGAGCGATAAATGAAGATAGTAGATGATAAGGCGTTATTACTTACGCTACGTAACCCCGCAAAGGTTACATCGGTTATACCAAAGAGCAGGGAGTTAGCAAACAACCAAGTACTTGTTAACTGGGGATTAGAAGAGACACAGGTACTGCGCAACATGAATATCAATGCGCCATCCCCCATAGAATCTAAGTACGATTGGACAGGTAAGTACACTCCGTTCGATCACCAGAAGACTACAGCTAGTTTTTTCACGTTGAACCGCAAGGCTTTCTGCTTTAACGAGCAGGGTACAGGTAAGACCGCCAGTGCTATATGGGCATCAGACTACCTGATGAAGCAGGGGGTGATACGTCGAGTGTTGGTGGTCTGCCCCCTATCTATTATGGATTCTGCGTGGCGTAACGACCTATTCAGTTTTGCTATGCACCGCAAGGTAGACGTGGCGTATGGGGCAAAAGCTAAACGCGCCAAGATAATCGAGGGCGATGCTGAGTACGTGATAATAAATTATGACGGAGTGGAGATCGTAGCAGACGCCGTGGCTAACGGAGGGTTTGACCTCATAATCGTTGACGAGGCTACGCACTACAAGAACCCACAAACAAAACGATGGAAGACCATGAACAAGTTAGTGGGGCCAAGTACGTGGTTGTGGATGATGACAGGTACTCCCGCCGCGCAAAGCCCTACCGATGCGTACGGTATAGCCAAACTCGTTAACCCCAATGGCGTGCCTAGGTTCTTTGGGTCGTTCCGCGACCAAGTAATGCGTAAGGTAACAAACTTTAAGTGGGTGCCGAAGGAAGATGCTACCAACACAGTGCATAGGGTACTGCAACCTGCCATACGGTTCACCAAGGAAGAGTGCCTAGACTTACCTGACATGGTGTACACCAAGAGAGAAGTGCCTTTGACTAGGCAACAGACTAAGTACTATAAAGAATTAAAGAATAAGATGGTAATGCAGGCGGCAGGAGAACAGATAAGCGCCGCCAATGCCGCAGTTAACATGAACAAGTTATTACAAATATCCGCAGGTGCGGTATACACCGACGATGGGGACTCTCTTGAGTTTGATATATCCCCACGCTACAAGGTACTCCGAGAAGTAATAGATGAGTCTAGTAAGAAGGTGTTGGTGTTCGTACCGTTCAAGCATACGATTGACCTACTGACTAATAAGTTACGTGATGATGGTATATCTACGGAAGTAATACGTGGAGACGTGAGTGCCGGTAAGCGTACGGAAATATTCAAACGGTTCCAAGAAGCTGATGATCCCCGAGTGTTGGTCATACAACCTCAGTCAGCGGCGCACGGTGTAACACTAACTGCGGCAAACACGGTGGTATGGTGGGCACCGACAAGTTCCTTGGAAACCTACGCACAGGCTAACGCTCGTGTACACAGATCAGGACAAGATCACAAATGTACCGTTGTGCAGCTACAAGGTTCGCACGCAGAGAAACGTGTTTACGCACTGCTTGACAATAGAATAGACATTCACACAAAAATGATAGACCTTTACAAAGAAATACTTGACTAGCTAACAATAAGGCAATAAAGTGTACGTCCCGTTAGTAAAGGAGCGTATAATGAGTGAAGTAAAGTCTACCGCTGAACAGTTAACCAAGGTTTATCTCAAGATCAAAGATAAGCGTTCAGAACTATCGGCGGCGTTTAAAGAAGAAGACGGCAAACTGACTGAGCAGATGGACAAGGTAAAGAAAGCCTTGTTGGAATACTGCAAGGAGCAGGGCGTCGATAGTGTAAAGACTTCAGCAGGATTGTTTTATAGGTCTGCCAAGACTAGGTATTGGACTAGTGATTGGAGCAACATGCACGAGTTTGTTTTGGAGCATGAAGCACCCGAGTTACTTGATAAGCGACTCAACCAGACGAACATGAAGCAGTTTCTAGAAGAGAACCCCGACCTTGTACCTAAAGGTCTTAACGTAGACTCAGAATATGTAGTCTCAGTAAGGAGAAAATAATGGCGGCATTTGTACCAGTCGAAGATGTAGCGAAGCACTTTGCAGTGTCTATCTCTACTGTACGTGCATGGATACGCACTAATAAAATCCCAAGCGATACCTATATAAAGGTAGGTTCTACTTATCGGTTTAAGTTGCCGGAGTTAGAAGCCGAACTTTTGGGTAAGCCTGCGGTAGTTGTAGATGAAGCACCCCAAGGCGACATGATGTATGAGCAGTTAGAGTTAGACTTGGATGAAGACGCCTGATGAGTGGTAACGGGCTACGCCGAATCAGCATACGTGGTGGCAAGTTTCACGTTATAGCTGACGGCGAAGAAGTTACTAGGGACTTAGGCTATATGGATGTGGTGATAGTAAATGCCGCACCAGTATCTCGCGCTTACTATGGCGATGCGTATGACCCCAATAGGGTTGCGGTACCAACGTGTTGGTCTTCTGACACACAGGTACCTTCAGTAGATGTACCCCAAGAGCAACGGCAAGCAATGCGTTGTATGGACTGCCCTCAAAATATAAGAGGTTCAGGTCAGTATGGGGGTAGGGCTTGTCGGTTCTCTCAACGACTAGCAGTTGTATTTGGGGATAACCCCGAAGAGGTGTATCAGTTACAGATACCTGCCACGTCTATATTCGGCAGTACCAATAGCGGAGACATGGGTATGCAAAACTATGCTCGGTTACTCGCTAAACATGACACACCTGTAGTTACTATCACCACCAAGATTTACTTTGATGAGGGTAGTACAGTACCAAAACTTTGCTTTAAGCCGGTAGACCGCTTAGACGAAGACACACTTGAGAGGGTTTCGGCCATGATTGACCACGAAGATACTATTCGGGCGATCACTATGTCTATCCCTATAACAAGTGAACCTGTGTCTCCGTTCAGTGCGGTGGAAGGTTTCGAGTTAAATGCAAACTAATTAATTAGGATTTATCAGATGGCTACAAATAATCAATATGTAATCTCAAACGTCGAAGCCCTATGGCCTCGTATCAATAAGACTTACAAGTTCGATAACGCAGAGAACCGCACTGTACCGTGTGACGCGTTTGACGAAGGCGCTAAGTATGAAACCCGCTTCCGTATGACTAAAGACCAAGCCAAGGCTCTGTTCGTGGAAATGGTTAAAGCGTATGAAGCCAAGAAAGAAAAGGGCTGGCCTGACAAGTTCGACATGCCCTTTAAGAAAGAAGAAGATGGCACTTACACGCACAAAGCATCACTGAAAGGGGCGTACGGTAAAGACGCTACGTTTAAACCTGTACAGTACGATGCAAAAAGCGTTAAACTACCAGACGACTTCATGCTTACCACAGGTAGCACAGTCAATGTAGCAGTTACGTTTACTCCGTACAACATGCGCGAAGCAGGTGTATCTCTACGACTACGTGCAGTACAGGTTATCAAGTACGTACCTATGGAAGCCGCATCACCGTTCGGTGCTGTAGAGGGAGGGTTCCAGTTCTCTGCGGAAGAAAATCCGTTTGAAATAGCTGAAGCCCCCGCTAAAGCCCCTGCGGAAGCAGTAACTGATGAGTTGTTTGGGGATGATGAACCCGCAAAAGTCGAGGAGCCTAAGAAGGTAGTTAAGAAGAAGGCACCCGCACCAAAAGCATCTGACGATGCACTGGCTGATATAGTAGCCGACTGGGACGACTAGTCCCTGCAAGACTGAACTGTAGCTAGGACACATTCCGAAAAGGGCGTGCAAGCGCCCCTGCTACAATACCTCTCGGATTTAGGTATTTATTATGCAAGTAGAAGACTTTTTAAGAAGGGTACTGGGGGAAGATGGGCACTACTGCCTATTCTCTTTCCGTACAAAAGATGACAGGAGGGTACAGAAGTTTTACACCTCCGTAGGGGATATGGCTGATGCCGCACGTGACCTAGATAGCAAAGGATATGATTCTTATTTTGCACTTAGTACATTTAAAGAATCAAACTCACGTAAAGTAGGCAACGTACACCAACTCAAGTCTTTCTTTTTAGACCTCGACTGCGGGGCTACCAAAGACTACCCAGATCAAGATAAAGCCCTTGTAGCATTACAGGGGTTCTGTAAGACGTTATCACTACCCAAACCTAAACTGGTTAACTCTGGCCGTGGCGTTCACGCATATTGGTTCCTATCGGAGTCGATAGGGTTGGACGACTGGCTACCTGTAGCAGAACGTCTAAAGAAGTTATGTGCTGAACACGGACTACTGGCTGACCCCGCTGTCACCGCCGATGCCGCTAGGGTACTGCGTGTACCTACTACGCACAACTACAAGACC